GCGACCGTCGTGCACCAGAGCCGCACCCTGGACCAGGGACAGGATGATTTCCTTGTCTGGGGTGCCGTCCTGCATCAGCGCCGGCGCGTCAGTCACAACCGAAACCTTGCCCAGGATGTCGATCACGCGGACGTTGCCGGCCTGGAACAATTGCTGCTGGTTGGCCAGGTTCTGACCGACCAGCTTGTGGTAGGTGGTGCCCTGCATCACCTGGGTGACCAGGTTCTGGCTCGCATCACCGAACTTCGCATGAGCGTTGTTCAGGCCGGCGTAGGTGATTCCGGCGGTGGCCGACACGTCGTTGACGGCGGCGGCTTGGGCAGTGATCGCGGCGACCAGGGCGGCGATTGCGGTGTTCAGTTGGTCCTTCAGCAGGATCTCAGCGAACGCGCGGGATGCAACCTCGATACCTTGAGCGGTCGGGCGCTCCAGCCAGGTCATCTGCGACGGCTCGTAGCGGATCGGGCCGAAGCCGCCAGCCACCTTGACCGAGGTATTTTTCAGCTCGGTCAAGTCGGTGATCGGCGCAGTGCCGTTGGCGGCGTAGCGATCCACGCGGCGCTGGGCGGCAGCCAGGGTCTGGAAGAACGACTCCTGCAGGAAGTCGCCGGTGAAGCCGTCCGGGGACAGCACAATGGCGCCGCGGCTGGCGGCGTTGAACGCAACGAGCATCTGATCCAGCGTCTCGATGGTCGCCGGCATGATGTATTCGTTGAAAACCTGCATTTGCGACAGGGACATGGGTGTATTTCCTTATTTCAATGGAAGGTCTGGGAACCGGCTGGCCAGTGCCGCCGTGCGCTCCTCTTTGGTGCCGCCGATGTTGCCCTTTGCGGCCCCGCCGCCTTTTTGGTGTCCGCCGGCCCCGCCGCCAGATGCCTTGCTGCCAGCGATCAGCGGGCCGAAGGCCGGATCGTTGGTGAATTCTGCTTTCAGCTCGTCCAGCGTTGCCGCCGAGAGCTTGCCGGCCGCGTCCAGCACGACAACGGTGGGTTTACCGTCGCGCTGCTCGACGCTCAGCCGGCGTTCGATGTGGGGAAGCAATGCCTTGGCGCTGCCTGGAATGGCCAGCGTGGTCGCGATCTCAGTAGCGGTGCGACCCACGGTCAGATCCCGGATCTGGCCTTGCAGGGTGCTGTTGGTGCTTTCGAGCTGGCCGGTCAACTCTGCTTCGCGGCGCGCGTACTTCTCCGACCAGGATTTTTCGAGTTCTTCGACGTTGCCCGACTTGCGAGCGGCCTCTTCGGCCTCAGCACGGGCTTTGTCTTCAGCCTCGCGGCGGGCCTTCTCGGCGGCCTTCTTTTCGCCCAGGAGCTCTTCCACCTTAGCCTTCAGGCCGGTGACGTCTTCCTGCTGCGGCAGCCCATCAATGCCGAGAACGAACTTGCCGTCCTTCTCGACGTACAGGGCCTGGATGGATTCGTCGACGCCTTCGAGGCTGTCCAGTTGGAATTTCAAGGTCATTGCTGTCTCCCAGAGACGTTTGGCAGGCCCTGCCTGCGGGCATAAAAAAGCCCCGATTAACGAGGCAAATTTCAGATACAAAAAAGCCCGCACTCTGCGGGCTTGGTTGTGAGCATCTTTAAACTTCTATCACCCTGATTTCATAGTTCCAATTAGGCAACTCATCGGGTGTCAAACGAATTCTTGCTGCAACAACTTCTTTCCTTCCAGAATCGATATCGTCGGCAAGATCACGCAGTGCTTTTGCGGCGTTCTCATGAAAAAGTATGTTCACATCTGCTGTTGGATCTTTGCTAATCGCCTCAAACACATCTTCAATAGGCACTTCCCGCAGATCAAAATTCTTTTCCATAGTGCACTCCTCTCGGATTGAGTTTCGCAGTTTAGGGAGTGTCAATCTGCCATCAAAAGCTTTGTTAATCTAGGGGTTCTCAACCCTTTCAAATGCCATTGGTTCTCGCTCGCGTAGCTCTTTCAATGTAAGTGTCTTTCCATTGTCGTCGACAAATCGATCGATGGTCAGCCCACCCTTGCTGAAAAGCTCGTAGCGGGCCGGACCGAGAACATCACGCTGGAATGATGCAGGCTGCCGGGCAAGCCATTCGCCGTAGCTGGTCTTGCTGCTGACCTGCTCCACTCCATCCGGGCCGACTGATGGCCGCGTGGAACCTGGTATCTCCTGGGCATACTCTGGTTTGAGTACTGGAATCAGCGTCGTGCGGCACCGCCAGTGATACGGCGGTTTTGGGCCATCCAGCGGGATAATCGTCTGGTCGATGCTCATGCAGAACAGCGTAGTGCGGCTGTCCAACGTGGCGACCCGGCGCATCCCCAGGAGAATGTCGTCGTTCTGCTTCATCACCTCGGCACGCGCTGAGCTGGCGATGTGATTGGTCATGGTGCTGACCAGGGCTGACGCCTGATCCTTCTGCAACTGGTGGATGCTACTCAGACGCCGACTGATCTGCTGACTGGTTTCGCCCAGGGATGAGCCAATCTGGATTTCACCGATGATCTCGGCAGTCTTCTTGGTGCCGAACTGGTCAAGCGCACCGCTGATGCTGATCCGCTGAACACCCTTGCGAGCCTCCAGCAGCATGGGGTCGGCCAGGGCAGCAGCCGAGACCAAATCGGCGGACGGCACATTGAGCTGAACCACTGCGCGGACGACCTTGCCCAGCATCGTGGCGTTGAATTCAGCCTCATACTCGGCGAACTCACCAAGATCCAGCTGAGCGCGACCCTTGAGGTCATCGTAGATGCCCCGCAAATCACCCTGAAGAGTTTCCATCTGCGTGGTGTAGCGCTTGGTGCCGTATGCGCTCAAACCGTCTGATACACGCTGCTTGGCGGTCCTGATGGCTCTACTGATAAACGACGCCACACGCTTCAGGTTTCCGCCTGCATACCGCTGGACGTAGATCTGATGCCGCGTGGCGGCGTCCTCCAGGTAGCCTTCATTGCTCATCGCTTCCGCCTACTGGTGGTTCGGTCTCGATTTCTGCGTCGATCTTCTCGTCAGTACGATCGGCCTCAAGCACGCCGCCCTGGCGCAGATTGGTGCGTAGGTCGGACTTGGCGATAATGCCCTGCTGCCAGAGCTGGACCTGCGCCAGGATGTCTTGAGCCGTCATGGTTTCGTCGAAGAACGACTGGTTGAGCCAGAAGACGGTGCCCTTCTCGTCCGGCTCACCCATCATGAAGCGCTCGGCGTCGAGAATGGCCCGTTTCAGGGCCTCGGACACGTTGCCGGCGATGGTGCCTAGCACGCTGTTGTCGGAGCTGTACCGGATGCGTACCGCTTCAGCCGTCTCGGCGCCGCCCGCCTTCTGGACGATGCGAGCGCCGATCATCAGCATCTGCTCTTCCTTGTCCTTCAGCAGCGTACGGGCCAGCTGGCTTTCCGTTGCCTGGACCAGGGTTGCGGTACCGGACTTGCCAAGGTTGTAACCCCGGGTCGAGCCGATGTGCATGCCGTTTGGGTTCACCTTGGCGAACTCGTCTGCACTGATGTCCGTGGTGATGAACAAGGTCGGCTGGCTACTGATAAACCCGCTCTCCTCCACTGTGGCGCTATTGCCGTAGTGGAGAATGTTCACGTCGGCCAAGTCCTCAAGTGGCGACTTGTCGACGCTGGCGTCGTTGTTCTGCGAGCCGTAGAAGCTGAACAGGATGTGCTTGAACGGCTTGCCCGACTTGTCGGTCGGCACCGCCTCGGTGAAGCTCTTCCCGTCTTCGGCATAAACACGCTGAACGTATCGCCCGTCGACCAGTAGCAGCACGCGGTACTGGGTACTTGTGGTCCTTTCCAGGCTGTCCGAGTTGAACTCAGACACGCGCTCCAGCAGGCAGACGTAGACCAGACATTTCACGCCCTCGATCACCTGTTCATCCCAGTCGATGATCGACTCGGCACCGTAGTGATGGATCAGTGCGCGTCGGCCCTGCATGTCGGCCATCGAAGACACGCCTTCGACCTCCGGGAAGTCCACCAGGAAGCCACCACGCCCAGTGTCCAGGCATTCCCCTACGGAGTCCTTCGATAGCTGCTCCAGGCTCGTGCCGTCGCCGCTGGCGTTCTCCTTCAGGTACTCGACCCCGGTGGGCAGCTGCAGCTCGGCAGTCTTACGGAACACCGCGCCCAGCAAGCCGGTGCGCGTGCGGCCGGTGATATTCAGGAACATCGCCCGCTTCTTGTACTGCTTGTACCGTGCCTGGTTCTCGGGAGATTTGTTCTCTGGGTCAGGCATCGGCAGGTAGATATCGTGCTTGCGCACCTCGCGGGCGCCGGCCACGCAGCGCTTTACCAGCTGCCAGCCGGGCAAGGCTTCCGAGTACTCTGCCCGGGGACTGAAATTCGGCATGGGTGGCCTCAGAAAGTGAACGAGATTGGAACGTGCTTGACCACGGAGCGCTTGGTCTTGGCCACGGCGAAGTAGCGGAAGGCGTCGGCCGGGTGGGATGACCAGTCGTGCAGAGGCTTGTCTTTCCAGCACCCGCGCTTGTCGTCCCATTCCTTGCGGTAGCTCTCCAGGGCGGTGATGCCCTCCTCACATTTGGCCTCGTCAAAAGCGCAGTTCGGGAGAATCTCTCGCGCCTGCTCGATGCCTTCGTCGACGCCAAGCTTCGGCACCACCTGGAACGTCATGGAGTACTTCTGCCCGTCGATCTCGTAACCCTCGCGGGCCAGCTCTCGGCGGGTCTTGCCATCGCTGCCGAACTCACGGTTGTCGATGTCGTGCGGCCCCCAATGCTCACCGTAGGTGTAGCCGCGATCCTTCAGCACCTTCATGTAGTGCCGCAGGCCTTCGCCGCTGTTCTGGTAGAAGTCGACTACGTGGTATTCCTCGCCAACGATCCGGACAAACCAGATCGCGGTCGAGTCGCCCACGCCGATATCCCAGAATGTGTGCACCGGCAGGTGGCTGTTGTCGGGCAGCTTGCCGATGCGCTGGGCGGCGTAGAGCTTGGTGAATTGCTTGGCGTAGTACGCGCCCTCGATCGTCTGCTGGAATGCTTCGGCAGGGATCGACGGGTACTCACGCTTCATGTCATCGCCGAGGGTCTTTTCCTTGGCGCTGTACCAAGCGCGCTGGCCTGGGTTGGTGACGATTCCGTGCTTTGCGGCCAGGTCGTCGAAATACTTTGTCAGGCGGTCCGGGATGGTGGCATCAGTCGGATCAAGCCAGTACAGCGGGTTCCGCCACCAGCTGAAGAAGAAGAACTTCCAGTCCAACAGGCCCAGGGGCACGCCGGCGAGCTGCTGCTTCTCGGCTGACTGGCTGTAATCGAAGAAGTACCCGGCCCGGCCCTCGGCAGTCGACTCGATGGTGACGAAGCATTCAGCGGCCACAGCCTCAAACGCACCGGTGACGATCTCCCGCGCCTTGTGCGGGAACTTGGCGCAGATCTTCCCGAACTCGGAAACGTGCAGGTAGCGCAGCGTGCCGCCCCGGAACGAAGTGGAGACGTAGAGCGATCCGCCCTTGCTGAACACCAGCTCGCCCGCGGCATCGTTGCGTGCCGGGTTGGCCGCCTTGATCTCCTTGGGCAGGTGGTCATAGGCGTACTTCACCTTCTCCCGGAACAGGCGCTTGGCGTCGTTCAAGGTGTGAGCGATCAGGGCGCACTTGGCCGCTTCGAATAGTGCAGCATCCAGCTGGACGATACAGACCAGGGTTGTGAACCCAAGCTGCCGAGCCTTCAGGATGATGTTCCGGGTGTGCATGCCCTGGAAGTAATCGATCTGCTCCTGCGTCATGCGGAAGCGGACCTTCTTGCCCTGCTTGTCCGTGATGAAGTACAGGTTGTTCAGCCGCCAGAACCGGTCCCGGAGCAGTTTCAGGTGCTCGGGCTTCATGGTCAGGCATCCTTCGATAGTTCATCCATCAGTTGCGAAAGCTCGTCGGCGTCTTTCGACTGCTCCTTGTCGTCCAAGCCGAATGCAGTGCGCTCGAGCACCTGCAGGTTCTTCATGGCCGAGGACAACTGAAAGAGGGTCTTGGCGTTGCTGGGCAGGGCGACCGCTGCGAGCATCGAGCTGCGACGGAAGCCGCTTTCATCGTCAGCAGTCTCGTCGGCAATGGCGTCCTCAATCTCCTCCCGGCGCTTGATCGTGATGAGCAGGTCATCCATGAGCAGGTTCGCAAGGTTCGTGGCCTTGCGAATGTCACGGCGGTGGGTGCGAACTACCGTCGCGCCCTCTTCTGCCGCCTCTTCGATGATCTCGGCGTCAAGTTCGCGGTTCGCGCCTTGATCGTTGCGAACCTCGCCGCGAACCAGCTTGCTGCGAACCTCTTTACGCACCTGGTCAGACAGGTCCCGCGTCCAGTTCAAGGCCTTGGCCTTCTTCCTGATCGCGGTGTCACTCACACCATGGCGCTCAGCGATGGTTCTGATGGAAAGCGCCCCGGCCCGGTAGGCACGTTCGATCACCTCCCAGTCGGGTTGCTTGGTTGTCATAAATTGTCTCAGGCAAGACCAAAGATAGGATTGTAATAGTGGCGCGTTGCCGGTATTGGTGAGGATCAACTTTTTGAGGATTCATCAATGACAAACGCAGGTAAACACGCGGTCGCTGCAGGCAACGAGCAAACACTTCCTGAATATTCCCGCACCCACGCAGTGGCGGCAGCGCTTGAGGTGATCGCCGCCTCGGCAGCCGACGGGGCCCCTATCAATCTGAGCTACGAATTTGAGCATCTTTCAACGTATGCGGATCAAATCCAAGAAGCGCTGAAAGTGAAGTGATCCACCCGTGCCGCACTCACCTGCGGCACACCTACCCTTCCCCGCCATCCAGCAGCACATCTATCAGCTTCTGCTCCGCCAGGCGGAACATGGCCAGAGACTGCAGGTCGTCAGCCACCGGGCCGAAAGCGAATAGCTCTACCTGACCTGACGGATCACGCATTGCCATGACGCCGATGCTGCACAGCGGGAGCTCACCGCTATCCATCTGGTCTGCGATCTTGCGCAGGGCTCGGGACGCATCGCGCCAGTTCTCACGCTGAAATTCCACCACTCGCAATTGCGATCCCTCCACGGTTTAAAGCCTCTGGAAATTACTTGTTACACACTTCGGATGCGGCCAAACATTGCATAGCTATGTGCCATCCCCATTACGATCGAAGCGTACAGCTGGTGTACGGGGTGGCGGCAGCCGGTGCCGGGCATAACTGGAGGGGTATGCTTATGGCTACCAATACAGGTGAAGGGCATAGGAATGGTTCGGTTCGCGATCGCACCCAGACCTATAACCCTCAAAACGACACTTACGTGAAGCGCGACACCAACACTGGGCGCTTCATGGATGTGAAGTCAGATGGGACGCCCTGGAAGGGCGTGGCGCAAGAAGTAGATAAGCGCCGCAAGTAACATCGCTGCAGGGCGGGGGCTGAAATAGCCCCCGTTTTCATGTCTCGTCCGGATCTACCCCAACCCAAGGACCACAGAGCATCTTTCAAGCGAAAGGATCAGCCGGCTTAGCGATTGAGCGAACGAACCACATAAACCCCTGTTGCAAGTTGGTTTTGGCCAAGGCCAGCAGGCGCGGATCAACGCCATCAATCTGGCCAATCTGCTTGAACAGCTCACCAGTGTCCGCTTCCAGGGCCTTGATCGAGTTCATGCCGTCGATTTCAGACTGACTCAAGTCGCGATAGCCGGTGATTTTCTTGTGCTGGTTGTCCATGGCTGGTCCCTCTGGTGTTGTCGCGCCACGAAACGGCGCGCTTGAATTTGTGGCGTGGTCTACGCCTCGGGATTACGCCCGGGCAATTTGAACCCAGTGAAGCGGTCGGCGTAGGCGCGGATCTTGTCCACGCCGAGCAAACCGATCATCCCGCCAACGATCCCGGCAGCCGACTGGGGAATGCCCAGCAGCTCAAGTCCAGAAAGCATCGCCAGGGTGATGCAGCCGCAAAGCAGGCTTTCGAGGAAGGCCGCCTTCTTGGTTCCGCCGCCGTAGATGATCCGCAGCGCAGAGATCGATACGGCGAGACCGGCCGCATAGAAAGCGGGAGCATGCTGGCTGAGCCACGCAAACACGATAAGCCAGGTGTCTGGTTTGTCTGGCATATGGTTCATTCCGGTTCCTCCCTTTCGGGGAGCGAGTTAGATCCGGCCACAGCAGCACTCCCTGCTCGGAGCAATGGGTGTGATGGAGCCGAAAACAGAAAGGCCCCGATCAATGTCGAGGCCCTGAATAGGTGTGCGGTCTTTCCCGCCGTCTGCCAAAGACCATCACGACGCCGGCACCCTACTGCACCAGTCTCGCCAATCCAATCTCGCGCCACCCATGAAGCGTACACGGCATGGGGGCGCGGGCTGCCGGTGTTTTTCCGTAGCACTGTACTACCGGCTTATCAGTGTCCAGGCCTCCCGAAGGCTGCCCTGGCTGCAGTGAATTTTCTTGCAGGCACAAAAAACCCGGCGCTTGGCCGGGGCTCTTGAGGCCCTCTAGGGGCAATAAAAAACCCGGCACAGCGGCCGGGTTGTCGATGTCACCCCCAATACGCACAGGGCTGGAGGGTTAGTTGGTGATCATCAAATCCAGGCTCGTGGTGTCACAAGAGTTGTTGGCCTTCTTATCGACGATCAAGTAGAGCGAAGAAGCGGGTGTCACCGCAACGCCATCTACTTTGATGATTGAGCTACCCCCGTTTGCCAGGTTGGCAGACTGCACAACCGTGTCATCCAGGTTCAGCGACCACGCAATACCATCTCCGCAGGCGTTATGCAGATCGTTGATACGACCGAGCACATTGACGTTGCCGGTGATAGGGCTGGCCCAACGGATAATCGTCTTGCTATTCGTTCCGGGATGAGTCGTCACGTCGCCTTGCTTGAACACAAAGCTTGTACCCGAACCGGTAAAGACGAACGACTTTTTGATACTGAGCACAGCGGATCCGGCCGCGACATCCCGCCAGCAGGTGTTAGGGTTGCCGTTACACTCTTCGGCAGAGAATGAGGGGAATGGCGTGTAATTGGCGGCAGTGTTTACCCCGGTTTTGTTCTGCAAGAATGACCAAGCCGACCCTGCTGGGGCGCTTTCAGTCATCAGGTAGGCATCTCTGGCTAGGTTCCAGGACTGAGCCGTAGCAGCCCATGTAGCGGATACTACGGACGAAGCGAGCGCGACGCCGAGAAGAGCGGATTTCAGTAATTTCATGTGTTTGCCTCGATGTTGTGGAGTGATCTGATCGTGTGCTGTGCGGCTGTTGCCGCACACGGCTCGCTCAAAGGCGATCGCTCGAGGCTCGAGGCCCTCACATGATTCAACGTCCCACATCGGGAGCATTTGACCTGGAGCTCTGTGAACTCACCCACCCGGGCGAGAAGTCTGTTGCAATTACCGCATCTGCATTCTTTCAACATCTGCAAAGCCTTATGGTTTTCTGCTAGGCTCCGCCCCGCTCGCGCGAGCAGTGAGGGCCTTGGCTGGCTTGCAGGTCTACTCTGCGATCTGGCGTCTCCTTTGGGTGTTCCTGCACTCTTTGGAGTCGCCCTCTCTTTTCTTTCCCGCGCAAATGAAAAAGCCCCGAACTTGTCGGGGCTTTTGTGTTTCTGGCGGGCATAAAAAAACCGGCTTGCGGGCCGGTTTCTTTCGAACTTCGCCACGGGCGAAATTATCACGATGGGGGAACTATGCCATCAGCCGAGCGGGAACGCAATAGGCCCTCAAGCGGCACACTTCATTTCGTAGATTGCAGCCGCCACTGGACCCAGCGCCGTCTTGTCCACGTCTTCGCAGCAGTCGAACGCAAGGCGCACGTATCCACCCCACTCGCGGTCCCAGCGCACCGAGTCGAGTTTGACCCCGTAGTGAGCGTTCAGCCAGGCCCTGAACCCCTCAGGTGACTTCAGCGGGTCGTCATTGGCCGACTGCCCGCCCTGGTGCATGTACCGGTACCGGGTCATCACCCCCTTCACTACGTACTCGAGCTTTTCGCGCTTGGCCGATGTCATGCGTGGCGACTTGCGCTGCACCAGGTTGAAGATCAGCTCCTCGGCGATCTCACGGGTGTCGTCGTCTAAGTTCGGGCTGTACATAAAGTTGCCGAAGGCACGGACCTGGCTGTGCAGCTTTCCGATCGCAGACTGCACTCGCCCGGCCAGTGCCTGGTGAACCGCATGACTCGCACTGCGCTGCTTGTCGGTGGTCTGCACCATGGCGCCCAGAAGGCCCAACTGCTCGATGAAGGCGCCCTGGCTGTCCCAGGCTGTATACAGGCAGTCGTGCCAGGCTTGGCGAGCGCTGTTCAGTTGCATGCGTCATCCCTCCGCTTGGCCTTGCTCAATAGAAACTCCTCTGCGCTGCGCCTGCGGACAATCGTCGCGCCCCAGGCCAACACACCACCGGATGCCACAAGCATCACGGCCAGAATGAAAAACGCCAATGCTGTGGTCACGCTGCAGCTCCCTTCAGGTCTTTAATCTTTACCCGGTACTCAGCCTTGACGGCCTTCAGGTCTTCGATGGTGTAGCGCTGGGCCTGATGAGGCCCTTCCAACCAAGTCACCCGGTCGGCGCCAATGCGCTGCACCAACCGGATGCGGTACTCGACCGCGTTACCGGATAAGTTGCGATTGCACTTCACGCACTGGCGGTGGACGTTGAGCGGCTCGAAGCGCAGCTCTGGGCAGGCACCAACAGATCGGTAATGGCCGGCGTCCCAGCGGCTGCCGGTGATCAGGTCGTGATCGTTGGGCAGCGAGTCGCAGCTGATGCACGGCTGACCGGCGTCACGCAAGCGGATGAATTCGTTGAACAGCGTCTGCGCCTCGCGCATGTGCTCGGAGCGACTCTTGAGGGCCTCCTTGCGCGCCTTAATCTCCTTGCGGCCTACCTGAGCCAGCGCCTTGCGGGCCATAGCCTGGTTCTCGGGCTTCTTGGCCAGGTCCAGGGCGCACTTCACACTGCAGGCTTTCTGCGTCGACAGCGATGGCCGGAACTTCCCGCCGCAGGCCTTGCAGGTCTTCTGCTTCACTTCCTTGAGAGCTGTCCTCACGCGGCCTCCTCCCCCAGCAGATCACCGAAGAACACACCCTTGACCGAGAACTCAGCCACGATGCGATCGGTGTAGGCGATGCCCTGAGCGCGATTGAACAGACTGGTCACGGGGAAGCCGTCCGGACCGAACAGTTTGCAGTCGCCCATCATCTCCAACTTCTCCCCGTACGGCAGGTGGCGCATGACGCGATACCAGGCCTCTTGGAACTCCGGGTCATCGTTCAGCAGGATCTGCACGCCGAAGTGCAGCTTGCAGTAGCGCCGGGCGTCGGCCGAGTCGCCGATCTGGGTCATCTCGGCAATGCGCTTGTAGAACGCGAACCACAGGGCGTTTTGATCCAGGGTACGGTCCTTGCCCGGGCGTAGGCTCACCACGACGAACTTCTTGTCGCGGTACATGGTGGTCAGGCAGGTGATGGCTTCTGAGAGCTTGGCCTGGCAGTTGACGCTGATGCGGTCAGCCATGGGCCACCTCCGCGAGCTGCTTCTCGGCAGCGCGCACCCGGCAAGCCAGCTGCCGGATTTCTTCGAGTAGCCCTAGAGCGACCTCCTCCACCGTCTGCTCGCCGAGGAACTCGTCAAGGGCGTCGGTGTGCTTCTGCAGTTCTGCGTCCCCACCCCTCCAAGCGGCCACCACGGACCAAAGCAACGGTTGCAACTTCGATTTGTCGATGTTCATCAGAACCCCTCCTTGCCGCGTTGAGATTCCCAGGTAAACGGAAGGACGA